GCTCACGTGGGCTTACCTCGAGCACTTGGGTGTGTCTAGTGATGACGTCGAATGGTTGCGACGAACATCTAGAGCACCCTATGTGTGGACTAGCAAGCACACTGGTCAGCGGATCAGTGTGTCTCGCCATGAACGCACAATGCGCGATACGGGTGGCCCCGACACGTCTTTGGGTAATTCCATTCTTAATGCTCACCTCTGGATGCTGGTCCTCACTGGAACAGAAATCTTGACTCCTGAGCAATTGACGGCTCGCTTCCTGTCCTATGGTATGGGCGCTAAGGCGCACGTCTTCACATCTTGGCACAAGGTCGGCTTTCTGAAAGGAAAGTGGTTTACGTATCGCGACGGACACGTCTGGGCTCCTTGCCCTAGCCGCTTTCTGAAAATGGGTAAGATCGTTGGGGATCCGCGGACCACCCTTCATCCCGATCTACCTGATGCGGTATTAGACTTCGCGGCTGGTTTAGCTTCAACGTACCACGCCTATTCGCAGGTACCCCTCATTCGAGCTTTTGTCAAGCGGTTCTATGTCCCTGGACATGCTACTGCAGGTCGACAACTCGAAAAGATGGTTGTTGGTACCGGGATCGAGTTGATGGATCCGCTTCGTGAGGCGGCTCTGTACTATGACATCTCTCCCGACATGTTCCTTGAAGCTGAATCTGCAATTCGGGCTAGTCCAATCCCCGCCTTCTTCGAGCACCCGGTTTACTGGGTGCTTGCGGAGCGCGACTACGCTTGAGCGTCCTATGGCTGGTGGGGTCCCTAAGAAGAAAGTTGAAGAAAACAATGCAACAAGAGCAATTGTTACGTGGTGTGATTTCGTCGAAGGAGCTGTCACTGGGGGCAACCCCGGCTGGCGCTGATTGGTGCATCAAAGCACTGCATCCTTCCGATCCCTCTACTCAGGTAAAGGGCATTCCCGACATGAGCGCAGCAACGTCGCTGTGCATGAATTACCAGACCACTTATACCCTCTCGCCCACGCCGGGCGCTGTGGGTACTTGGTCGTTTACCAGTACGATGCTACCGCATCCTATTGATTTCATGGCAATTCAGTACACTGACAGTGTTGGCGATCATACTGCCAACGTCTTGAATTCGCAAATCCCGGGAGAGGACATGCTTGTCCGCTCCCAGTGGTTGGCGTCTAACGCGCAACAGTGGCGCCTGGCCTATGCAGGTGTCACTGTGACTCAAGACGGTCCAGATTTGGCAAACCAGGGGACGATTGTGGTGGCACAGGCGCCTGTTGAGGCGTACCGTGTCTCCGCGTGTGCGTGGAACAATGGCGATGATAAAGCTATGGTATCCGTGCCTGCTGTTGAAGTCTATGGGGCAGAGGATCTGCCGGACTTCAACACATCGCAGGCAATGCCGAATGCTTACTTCGAGCAGTCTAAGCGGGGAGCCTATGTCCCACTTAAACTCACGCGCATGTGCCAGCGTTGGGCTGGACAATCTTCCATGGTTGGTGCGGGACTGCAGTGGGACGCCTCTACAGGCGGTTACCGCTATCCGACGGCCGAGACCTTCTCGTGGCCGCACTGGACTTTACCTTGCACTCGGTGGACGAGCGTAGCAGATGCTTCGGGCGTCTGGTATGCTCCCATGACGTCCCCGATGCTCAATGATGTGTTCGCACACATCAGCGCTAAGAACCTCGCCGTGACGACCTCGTTCACAATGTTCTTCCGCTACGGGATCGAGATGCGTGTTGCCCCATCTTCCAGTTTGTCACCTCAACTGGAACTTGCTCCCCGGCACGATGAGCGTGCGCTTTATTCGTACTATGCAATTTCGCGTGAATTGAAAGATGCTTATGAAGCCCGCTACAACGAGCTGGGGAAGCTATGGGGCGTGATTTCCAACGTTGCTGATCAGATATTGCCGATCATTGGAAAGATCGGTCCCGGTGGTAAGGCTGTACAGACCATCGGTACCGGACTAGTACAGGCTGGCAATGTCGTGCAGCAGCAAGTGACGCGTCGGAGACAGCGTAAACGTAAACCGAAAACCACTACACCTTCGAAGGGGCCCCCACCCCTCCCTGCACGTTCTGGCTCTAAGCGATAAAGAGCCAATCGTCCTTCTTGCGGAGCCCGACAGTACGCAAGTCGAAGAGAGGACCCCGGGTCGGG